ATGGAATCACATCATTGATATTATCTTTATCGTAATGTGTTCTATAATACCAATGGTGTGCATTAGTTAAATTTTTATCTATATCATATGGTTCGTTAGTTTCGATATAATGATTCCAATTTAAATCTATCACTTTATCAGATTTTACCATTGTATTATGTTGATATGATTTTAAATCGGCGATGAATAAATTTCTATTTACCTCAATATCGTTAACCATACCAAACTTTTCATTATGATTTACAGGTACGATATACTCTCGTAATGCAGTTCTGATATAAAAACAAGACACACGATTATCTTTAGGATGTTTATTTGCATCCGACAATATCTGTAGATAGATGAAGTGATGTTGATTCATTACTTTTTGTAATGTATCCCACTTCTCTTGAGAATTTACTATAACCATTTAACCTATTTTGTATTTCACATAAGTAACTATTTGTTCTGCAATGTTTGTATTACAATATTTATCCATACCCTCAAAACCAGGTGATGAATTAACCTCACATACTTTATAGTGTCCATTATCAAATAATAAATCAACACCTGCAATATCCAAGTTTAATAATCTTGCACATTCACCACTTAAGAACTCAATCTCTTCTGTAATCTGATAAGGAATACCCTCACCACCTCTTGTGATGTTTGCTCTAAAATCATCATCAGTAGATTGTCTCATCATACAACCCACTACTTTACCATTCAAAACAAATACTCTTAAATCTTTTCCATATGAATCCTCAATGAACTCTTGAATAATAATATTATAACTTGGTTTTGTTATCTCAGCCATTCTCATCAATTGTCTTAATTGTTTTCTGTTCTCAACTAAGAATACACCAGCACCAAACGAACCACTTAGAGTTTTAACAATAATTGGATAATTCAAACTCTTCTCTACAAACTCAACATCGATTGGATGTTTCACCAATAGTGTTTTAGGTACAGGTAGATTTGATTGTCCTAATATTTGTTGTGAATATAACTTATCTTTAACAGCATCAATAGATTCACTACCATTAATAAGTATCACTCCCAACCTCTCTAAATGACGAATAATTGCTTTGATAAAGTATGTTGTTCCACTACCTGTTCTTGGTAAAACAAAATCTGGTAGTGGTCTTGCCTTACCAGCAACTCTGATACTTTTTCTATCATCTCTATCCACATAGATATCTACATCTTGTGGATTAACCACACGAACTTTTATATCTTGTTTCTCAAACTCTTCAACTAACCTTTGAGTTTCATATGATTCTTCTATCTTCTTTTTATATAGTATCCAACCTGTCATCAATCTAAATATATTTCACTCCATAATTTAGTGGTTTCAGGAAATGTTTTCAACATAATTTCTTTCAACCCTTTTGCATAATCTTGTATCTCTACTTGTGATGTTGGTTCATCTCGTAGTTCAATAAAGTTCATAATACTTTGAAATGATGCAGTCCACCAAACTTTTGTATAGACTGTGAGTGGTAAGATACTACGAGCTTGTTCTTTTGCCATTCCTCGTTTTAACATTTCTTTGTATGCCGAGATAGAATGTTGTTGAGCAACAGTCCACAATTGTCTTGTACTATCTTGTAATTCAATCAACCCATCACTTGCCTGTTTGTTATCATCACTTTGTTTTCTAAATTCTGTTGGTTCATAGAACTCATCATAAGGAACATACCTACCACTAATTTCATTCCAAGCATGGTCTTTAGTAGGATGGTTACTTGTGGTTTCAATACCCACGACATGTTTATACCATTGTCTCATCACAAACTCTGGTGCCTTTATAATAAACATACAATGTTGGTGTCTGAATGGTGAAAAGTGTTTGTGTTTGATTAAAAATTTAGATAGTTTTCTATCTTTATCTTCAAAGGTTTCACTTCTACCACCGAATGATACACGAGCTGCATTCACTGGTGTTAAATCATCACCAAGTGTATCCACTAATTCAATGTACCCTTTATCTAATACATCAATTTTCATTTTTTTCTCCTCTTAACATTTTGGCAAGTTCCATTTTTCTTCTTCGTTTGTATTTTTTAGCGAACTCTTTCCCACCTTTGGACTTCAACCATAATTTTATATACAATTTTTGAACTATACCTTTTAGAAATTTTATAACCATTTATAATATATATTAAATTAAATTCTCAAAATACTAATTTTCTGCCTCTTCCTCTTCTTTTTGTGCATCTATAGTAAATTTAATAAAATCTACTTGTTCTTCACCTGAAGCTTCTTTAAACTCTGGTTCAGCCACTCTACCAGTTTTCTCTACTAACTTATTCATATCAACTCTCATTTGTCCTGAAATATTTGTAGTCCAACCAGTAGTATCAATACTATGTTCCATTGATTTAACTTGGAACAAACAATATTTCTTATAAGTTTCTGGTAAATAATCTACCGCAAACACATCATATAAATCTATCCCACCTATACCTGGCATACTAAATGATATCTCCACAGGTATTATTGGGTCTACTTCTTTATCTGATAGTAAAGTTTTTGTCATAAAGTAATGTAATGTTCTTTCATACGATGCTATCATACTACCATCTGAATTCCATATCAATCCATTTTTATCAGGATTATTTACATCAAAAGAACTTAACCCATCAAATGGTTCATTAACTTCATTTGCAGTATCTTCATCAGCAATTATAGTATTAATTTCTTCATCTAACTCATCTTTATTCTTATCACCAAAATCTAATTTTTGTTGTGGTTTAACTTTAACTAATTGTGTGTTACCAGATTGTGCCTCACCCACATCTTTTCCTGATGGATTATCTCCAACATTAACTGAATATTTTTGCATCATACCATCCATAAATGGATTGGTAATATCGTGAACTAAAATATCTTCATATTTTGTTATATCTTCACCCTCTTGTTGGGCTCTTATGGCTTCATTCTGTAGTAAACCAAGTGCTCTTGTACCCTTATCTTCTGGTTTGTTTGTTGTTTCATTTGGTTTAGATGATAATTTTTTGTTACTATGATACATTGCCATCGTGGCCATCTCAGCTGATAAATTAACACTTAACTGAAAATCTTTGAACAAAGAATTTTTACCATAGTTTGAGAACATAAAAGTATCAACAGCACCCTCACTATCATTTGAAAAAGCTTTCGCTTTCGCACTGGCCCTTGTCCAATCATCACGAACTTCTGGATTAGTATCACCCACTCTAACTTCTGTTTCGTATCTATCCACCATACCAATCTTACCAGTATTATTCATATCTATTACTGGTGCAAAATCCCAATAACCACCATACAATGAAGTTACATTACCCCAAAAACTATTCAAAGCATTTTCAAGGTTGTTTACTTCTGCAAAGAAATGTTTTAGATATCTTGAACTAAATACTATGTTTCTTATAATACCTTTATCTTTATCAGGATGTTTAAACTTTGGAAACTTTTGATTTATTTTTTCAAAATCTTCAAACAAATGTATATACTCTTTATAAGAATCAGTTCCACCAAGTTTTTTCTTCATTAAATCACCAATATCACCAGTTATATTACCACCACTAACATTTAACTTACCTGGTATACGACCTGGTAAAATAACATCTTGGTGTATTGTATATGTGTAAGGGCCCATTCTACATAAAGAATCTTCTACATCAGTATCTACTATCTTACCATCACCATCTGTTTTATACTTTAAATTTCTACTTAATATTTGTGTGGTCATATCACCAGCATCTGTTTTTACTTTTTTACCAGCAGTACTTGGACCAGGGCCTATAGTTTCTATATACTTCTGAGTTTTAAATCCAAAGAAAGAAGATAATACCACATCTTCAAACCATGCCCAATTACAATAACCCTTTTCACCATTATGATAAACACCAGCATCACCACTTTCAACTGCTATCTTAATATTCGAATCAAGGTTTTCCATATACTTTTCAAAATAAAAATTAGATTTTGCATACGCCTCTTCAAGTTTTTTCGTGTTTGAAGTTTGTATCTCAGTAATCTTACTATTTTTATTTTCATCTATATTACTTTTGAATAAATCATAACCAATTGAAACTATAGTAGTGGTACAATCGAATCCACCTTGTTCATTAATTTTATAATCAAAGTTTGTAATCTTACCCATGGCACAATAATAATCACCACCAGCTTCTTTTATTTTTTTGTTTGTGTTTTTATATGATTGTAGAAATTCTTCACTATCACTTAAAATATCTGGTTGTATATCTACTTCTTTATTATTTGACCAACCAAACTCTACAAAAACTGTTCTACCATGTTTCAGTAATGCTGATTCATATTCTTGAAATTTATTTATATCCCAAAACTTCCAATTAATAACCACTTCTTGTAAACCATAGTTTGATTTAAATTGAGTGGTGATTGATTGTATACCAGCATGTTGTCTAAATATATCATTCTTATCATTATTAAAAAAATCAGTTTGTGAAGCGAGTGGTTTGTTTAGTGGTTGGCCATCTTTGAAAGCACTTGATAATCGAAATAACTCATTCGTTTTTTTCCCATCACCATCGGTTTCAAATATACCTGATGTTACTCTTGCCCAACAAGTGTTTGTTAAAAAATCCATTGAGTTAAAACCATCTTTCATTGGTTCTAAGGCTGAGAAACTATTTTCTCGATTTAATGAATCTATTCTATTATACAAACTCCTTTGAACAAATTTATCTATTTGTTTAAATTTAAACATTGGAATTTAATTTATTGTGTTGTTTTACTACATCACCAATATCTATTGGTATTATTAGTTTTTGTCCGACCGTAAATTTAGTTCTACCCTTAAAATCATTAGCTCTTGCGATAATCCACCATAAACTTTGGTCTCCGTAAAATCTATATGCCAAATTCATAAATGAATCATCAAACTTTGCGTAATAAATAACATCACTATCTTTTGATTCTATTTCAGGATAAAGTGTTGTGGTTAATACTTTCTTTTTACTAACCTTATCGTTTTGTATTTCTGTATATTTATATCTCATTAGATTTGTTTACTCCAATGGTTATTATCTTTTACATTTTGTATATCAGGTCTTTTTGTATTACCATCTCTTGGGTCATTCTTTCCAAATACACCATAATTTCCATTACCAACTCCACTATCTTTTAAGAATGGAACATCATAATGTTTACCTAATGTGTTTGGTAAGTATTTACCAACATGAACAAATTCACATGAAACACTAAAGTAATGTGGTATTTGTAATCCCTCATCAATTTCCCAATTAGAATTTTCTTCTACGGTTATCGTGATATTATTAAAGTAACCTGGTGTGTTGTTAAACATATCACCAAGTGTTAAATAAATGTATGGTGCTACTGGTCTTTCCTCATCATCACCACTAAGTATTTTCTTGAATGTTGGATAAGCTAAACCAACTAAAGCATTCATTTTTTCTTGTATCAATGGTATTTCTTGTTTAGTAAATGCCGCCACTTTAAAATCTAAACTTACACTACGACCGGCTCCACTATACAAGTGTACTGAATCAGGTCTACCAATATATCTTTCAGTAGTCCACTCAGGTGTTATAGTATCCGTTATAGAACCAAGATGAGCAGGAAAGATAATCCACTTACCATTGATAGCATCTCTAATTCTAAATTTAATAAAATCTTTTGGTAACTCTTCAGTTTTAAGATTACCGAATGTTCCACCATAAGGAACTTGTAATTGATTTGAAACTCCTACTGAATATAATCCACCTCTGTAATTCACAAGACCTCTTCCAAGATTATATTTAGAAGCTTCTGGTGCTGTTTGTGAATTATCAGCATCATATAGTATGTTAGTGTTTGCTTGTGTTTCATACCCTTTATTAATAACACTAACTTCATTATCCTGTGCTATACCACTTTGTCCTAATGCATAATCAGATTTATTAAACTCTTGTAATTCATCATATGAAGTGTTTGGGATACTAAGTGGATTATTCATATCATCACTTTTAATATCACCACCTGTTGAGTTTTTCATACTCTTAACTACTTGTAATGGGTCTGTAAATGCATTACTTTGTAACCCTAAAATTGATTGGAATAAACCTTGTTCACCTGGCCCCTTTTCATCTACAATTCTTTTTTGATGTAAGTTTCCTAATCTATCTTCCTCTTCTGCTCTTTTCTTATCATACTTTGGTGTTTCAATACTAGCAAGAGCAGAACCCGCATCTTTCAATAAATCAACAAAATCATCACCAGATGCCACATCAGGAAATACTGGATAACCAACATGTCTTGGTAATTGAAAGAAAGGTGAAGCTGCTGAACCTAAACTTATTGGATTATATATTCTTGTTTCTTGTCTAGCATTCTGAGCCTGTAGATAAAATTGTTTTAAATAAAATACAAGACCTCTACCAGTCAAACTAAACTTAGCTAATCTGGCAGTATCAGTTACTCCTCTAAGTGTATTGAATACAGCACCACCTCTGAATAATCCCTCATCAAATCCTGCCGTTACATCTCTGTTACCAATTTCTTTTACAATAAATGGTTCATCAAATCCAAGATTACCAGTTCTTAATCCCTTGTTCCCACCGAACTTATCATGTTGACCTTCCCAATCTTGGTCTTTTAATTTTTTATTAGCGGTAGTATTTGTTGGTAGATTATCTGTATTGGTTTCATTAGTTCTACCAATCTTCTTCTGCCAATCAAATTGTGATATATCACCTACTTTATCAAATAATGCCATAATCTATTCCTTAACCATCTGGTAGTTCGTTCACTGCCTTTCTTGTAGCCTTTTCTTCATCAATTACTTGTTGTAATAAATCTAATGATTTTGCATTGTACTCTTTCTGAGCCTCAGCACTTAATCCTTGTTGTTTCAACATTTCCATAAACAATTGTGTTTCACCATCCATCTGAGTTGCCGCATTACTTATCTCAGCTTGTTGGTCTAATTGTGATTGTAAATTATCTATCTCAGCACTTTGTTCTTTTACAGTATCTTTACTTTTTAAATCTCTAGCTAATAATAATGCATCTATTCCTACCGAAGCGGCTGTTCCAGCTCCTGGTAACAAACTTGCACCTCCACTTGCAAGTTCTAATCCAGCCCCAGCAAAATCACCTTTCATAGCTCTACCAGCGGCAAATACTCCACTTGCTAATAATCCAAGAATTGGTATCTTTTTAAGTGCTGATTTTCCTAATGTTTTGGCTACCGCCTTACCAGCGGTTTTACTACCAGTCTTAGCCACATCAGTTGCCACATCAGCCGTTTTGGCAGTTACACTAGCGGCTTTTGGTAAGAATTGTCCACCTTTGTAAAACTTACCACCAACTTTTACTCCACCTGCTGGAGCCTTAGTTACTACTTTACTACCAGCCTTAACTACATCAGTTGCTACATTAGCACCTTTCACAGCTGTAGCACCAACTTTTGCACCACCCATTCCTAATTTAGCTAATAACTTTCCACCTAAATTAAATTTTGATAATACGGCATATGTAAGAAATGCTGTACCAAGAACTCCCATTGCAATTATTAATTTTTCTATAGCAAGTCTTAACATTTCAGTTGATGATATCAATGGAGCATTAGGGTCTTTTGGTTGTTTAAATTCAACTTTACCACTAGCCAACTTACTTAATTCATCTACTGATACACCAATTGATTCAGCAAGTTTTCTTCTTTGTAATACATTCATTTTAGCAAATTCAGCTTGTCCACCGATTTGTTTCACTACATCTCTTGCCGCACCTGCTACATCACCCTCAAGAGCTAATTGTCGAGCTCTATTGAAGTTTAATTGTTTACCAATCATCAATGAGGCTTCCATTTCATTCGATATTGATGATTCAAAATCTAATAAAGAATCTGCAATCTTTAATGATGTGCCTAAATTAACACCCATTCTACGAGCTTCTATTGCCGCTCTTTTTATATTTGTAAGATTCTCACCACCAAATGCCGCAATCTCTTCAGATGAACTTGACATATCTTCAAACAATTTACCAATTGGTATGTTGTTGGCCTCACCTAAAGCTTTTAAACTTGCCATCTGTGCCATGGCACCTTCTTCACTTGCACCACCTACTTTCTGTAATGACATGAATAAAGTAGCTGAATTCTCTTGTGATACTCCTAATATCTTTTCCATTCTACCGAATGTTTTTAAATTCTTTGAACTTACTTGGTCTAAATTACCAAATTGGTCTACAAGTGCACCAGCACCAGTCGCCAAATTATATCCTAATAATTTAGATTCAAGTGTAGCCAACTTCATATTCCTTACTAACTTTTGAGATTGTGTTATAGATAATCCTACATTATCTCTGAACTCCGCTGATTGTTCAGCAATCATCACCATAGCTTTACCAAGAGCTGCGGCTGCCGCAACTAATGCCATTATTGGATTTTTGATTAATTCTCTTATCATAGCCTTAGCCGCTGCTACTCCACCCTCTAATTGGTCTACATAGGCCATACTATTTTCGTGTAATTTATCGAAAGCTTCTTTTGTATTTTTTGCTTCTTTAGAAAGTTGTGCAGCCTTATCAACTGATTCCTCAGCTGCTTCTACTTGTTTATTCAATATACCTAAGAGTTCTTCGTTTTCTGCTTTACCCTCTTCTTCTAAAATTGTAATTTCTTGTCTTGTATTCCGAATAGATTCTAAAGCGGCATCTTCATCATAAGCTAATAAATTTTTGTGTGATGATATATCTAATGAATCTAATTGAATTCCTATTATATCATTCATCACCTCAGCAACTTTTTCATTACCTTGAGCGGCTTGTTTAGCAGCAATTGAAGCTGATTTTTCTATTCCTTTTCTCTTTTCACTAAATCCTAAAATCTCACGAGATGATTTACTCATCTTATCCATTCTCTTAGTAATGGTATCGTAAGTTTCTGCTTCATCAGATAACATAGAAACGGTTTCTTTTATCTCACTCTTTTCTTTCTTTCTGGCCTTAAGTGCTTCAAGTGCCTCCTCTTTAGCCTTACCAGTAGCTTTATTGTACTCCGTTGCCAATTCAGCAATTTCTTTATCTATCTCTTTTATTTGATTTCGGACAAGTTTTACCTTCTCGATTTCGGACATTTCTTGTTGAAATGCTTTAGTACGAGCTTCTGAAGCTTTCTTTATATCGTTTAGGTTTACGGCCATTTAGTTATCCATATACTATGAAGTTATTTGTAACCATTTTGTTTGAATTATTAATTATTTTTTTCGAATTTATCCAAGGCCTTTTCTAAATCCATGTAGGCCTTTGATGCTTTTACAGCGGCCCTCTTTACATCCGCAGATGGATTATCATATAGGTCATCTAATTTTTTAGCTAACCTATCATCGAGAGTTTTTTGTAAGTGTTTTCTTACCTTATCAAAAAATCCCTCAGCTGTTATTTTTCTTTTTGCCATTTATAAACTCCTGAATAGACTTTCTTAATCATTAATAAATATCAGGTTTTAAGATTTTTATTTCTTTTGAGCCTTCTCTATTCGCTCATTTTCTTTTTTCTTGGCATCGATTAATTGTTTGAGATAGAATCTTCTCAAATGAACTGGCAAAGAATATGCATCGGAAAAAGTGAATCCATTTCCGTAATTAATTAAACTGAATATTTCCTCGTGTAGAGTTTTCTTATATTCTGGCGTCAGGCCAAAAAAACCTAACCCCTATTGGTATGTCTACCGTATGGGGCTCTCCTATTTGACTTGTATACTCAACACTAAAATTGATATCAGGTGAAATACTATCATAATACTTTCTGAACTCTTTTGAATCAAGAGCAAGAAATTGATTGTTGATAAATTCTTCAATCTTTCTTGTATCAGTTTCACCATCGATAGCAATAATCTGTTTCTTTAACCTTGTGGTTAATTCATTAGAAACACCAGTAACTTCTGTAAGTTTCTTAAGTGCCTTTAACTCTGTATCTATTTCTCTCTCATCTTTATGAGTTAATAGTTTAAACTTTATTACTCGTTTAGTGTTTGGTAATGTATATTCAAATTCATTCTTACCTGATTTGAATAATTCTTCATCAAATTTCGTAGTCTTTAAGGCAGATAAATCGAATGTGTGTTCAACCTCTAACGATGTATCAGGGTCGGTTATGTTTACCTCATAATTCTTTCCGTATCCTAACACTCTCGCACCTAACATCAGAGCATTCTTATCACCAATCAATAAATCATCTATCTTAACTTTAGGGTCTGCGATTACACTTTCTAAAAGTTTATCAATCACCGTACCTCTTTCGATTAGATTTGTTGATGTTAAAATGTCTTCTTCTTTTGCTGTCATATATTTGACATCGATTGTTCCACTACTTAATGGACTATCTTTAGGATATAATAATCCTTTTGATGGTAAAGATAGTGTTTCAGTAGGGAAAGCGTATTGGTTATCAGCCATTATTTTCTCCTATGAATTGAATTTAAAACCATATATAATATAACTATGTTGTAACTTTAGAAAAATCTAATTTATTTTTTGTTTCCTAAAACTTTTTCAGCTCCAGCTATACCGAAACTACCCAAAGTAGTAAATAGGAATGAATTGTATACCACATCATTGATAACTAAATCTTTACCCATGATACCAGTAACAACATCTGCACCTGCAAAAATAACCATAATTGTGAACGCTCCGAAACCTATAATAGATTTCTCGTTGTAGTCATTGTCATCTTTGAAAATTTCCCACATGCTCATATCTCCTCCTGTGATTCCTTAAGGAATCGTTATTAGTATTAGTATGAAAGTATTGCGTAATCGTAACGAAGTGTTAAAGTGATATCCGCAACATCTGTTCCGTTTGCAAAATCTAAATCATTAAAGTTTGCTGATTGAATGAATGCACCTTTTAATATCCACTCTTCAACTTTATCACCAACTGGCCCTAACATATTAAATGTGATATCTTTCTTATAAAAGTCTGAATATCCATCACGACCTGTTACTGATTCGTGGTGTAATCTTACCCACTCCATAACTGCCTGAGCACCACTTGGTACGATAGGGTCATATAGAGTTATCTCTAAAGTTTCCCAAGTACCTTTACCTTTTAGGTATCTTTTAACATTGATGTGATTTAATTCAATCTCTTCAAATGTAATGTTAGGTCTGTTCGCAGTTTTCACGAAGTATGATGGAATTCCATCTATATACATCACGAAACGATTTTTTGTTTTCGGTTCAAACGGTGTAAAAAATATTTCGTCTGTTGATAATATATCGGCCATTTGTTTTCTCCTATTAAGTTTGCCGTTACTCTATAATACATTAATAAATATCAATTTTTCAAAAAAAATGAAATAGCATAGGTATCTTTTTTCCCTACTTCTTAGAAGTTTTTTTGAAGTTTTTTAAAAAAAGACTTGACTCGTATAGTATTTTTGTGTTATATTTAGGTGTAAGATAAATTGAGAAAAGGAATATTATATGTTTTAATTTTATTATCGTAGTTACCTCCTAAAAACAAAAAACCCCAAACAAAAATTGTCTGGGGTTTTTTATTATAAGTAACTTTATAAGTTAAAATTACTCAGGAAATGCTGCTCCTGTTGGTTGTATTACGAAGTCCAACACGATGAATTCAGCAGTTCTTGTAGGTTGGATAAATATCTGACCTACTAACTGATTTCTATCAACAACATCTGGTGTGTTGTTAGATTCATCCATCACAACTTTAAATGCACTTAAACCTGAGTTTTGTTGTACATTTGTTAAGAAAGGATTCACAATATTTA